ATCATTCATAAGACTTGCTGAATTTAAGTCCGACCAAAACCCTGGGTTGGTCATTGATGAGAAAATGATTGGAATATCCAAATTCATTAACTTCTCGTATGGATAAGTATTGAACAAATAGTTCGATAGAATTACATCTGGTTTGAATTGCTTGATGGACTTTATCACATCATTAGTTATAGCACTTCTCTTTGATTTTTCATATTCCTTGACATCAGCACCCTCGGGTAAACCACCTTTAAAGTAAGCAATACCTGCTAGGTGATCTTGGAGGTCAGTAAACGCTGCATATAACTGAACGTCATGTCCAGCATCTTGTAGTGCTTTAACCTGACACAGTGTGCCTTGGTCGATGCCTGATGCTCTTTTATGATACGAAAAGAATGACCTAAACGTATAAGGTAATATGAATACTCTCATTATTCTAATACTTCATCAATGTCCATGTCATCAAATTGGTCTTCATCAATATAGCGATCCAGACTATGAGCTTTCTTATCCAATACGGGATACCAAATACTCTTGGTCTTAGGTGTCATATTACGTTGACCGATTAGTTCTGCAAACTCCCTGTAGTCTTCTGCATTACGAAAACGGATCTTAACTAACTTGTATGCCTCTGCTTGTGGTTGGTTGAAGTCGGGCATACCATCCCAATCATACGGGGTACTCTCCTCTTCACTACCGTCTAGCACAAATAGATTTTGTGGCTCATAGTTAATTCCTTTATTTAAATCATTATTCGACATTTAGTTCCTCCTGTTCATCTAACGTGTCCGAGTGTTTTAATTTCACTAATTTCATACCATAGTTGTTACTACCCTTAGGTATATTTAGCCCTGGCTTTTTAGTGGGTTTATAATTCTGGAAAATGGTATAATCAATATGATGATGCCATCTGCCCCATTTCTGTGTTATCTTAACTTCTTCTGGATGTTGAGTATGTAGCGATTCTGCAAACTCTCGTCTATGATCAAAGTTGTCACCAGTACGGCTCTCTTTAGTTCCTGCCTGGTCGATATTATAAACCTCTTTAGTGTTACCACCTTTCATTGTCAGGGTAGCAACTTTACCACATAGCATCTGATTGAATAGATACGTGTGATATCCACCTTTCATAACTCTTAGTGATAAATCAGTATCTTCGTTAAACTTACCTCGCCAATACAGTTCACCGTATACATCATTAGACAATAGAATACATGAATATACTCTAGTGTTGTGGTAGTATGGCGGCCGCTTTGTTGCCGCTGGACAGAAAAACGCATAGTTCATACCTGACATTTTTACATCGGTATACCTATCAGTAAAGTCTTCGCAGACTCTAAAGCAGGTTGGCGTAGTCATCTTAGTCTTTCTATTGTTATGTAACCTATAGAAATTGTGGATATTATCATCTAAGATCCAGTGACGTTTGTGGCCTTCATTGATAGAATGTTCCCATACCCAGTTTCGGACTGGGATAGAGCCGCCTAGTAATCCGGTATCTTCGCACCGTCTGGCCCATCTTGGGTCTTCTCTGAACCCCTCCGGCAATACTAGTAACCTACTAGGATCAATTACTGCAGCATAGTCTTCGTATTCAGATTGCTCAATGACTACTCTATACATCGCACCCATGTCATCAAGACTCTTGACTGTTAGCCTAGAGTCTGCCCGACCTTTAGAGATGATGTAAATAGGATATTTTGGTTGCATATTATACCCCTGTAATAATTCCCTGTTTAGGTGGTACTACAATACCGGAGTCCATTGACTTAATTTGAGCCAAAAGTTCATCTTTAGGTTCAACAGTAAATAGAACAAATCTTTCTGGGATTGTGATTCCATCCTTTGCTTTAGTGTATGCCATGAAAGGCATAAATCCAATTTTACCTTCCCCTGCTGGGATGAGGCTATAGCCATTTGTGATAGTGATACTATTATCTCTATGCACTTCTACGTTTCCGATGATTTCTTCACCTGATGATAGTCTTACTAGTTTCATATTTTTCTCCATTAATGTGTATATTATACCACGCTTTGTGGCAAATGTAAAGTGTTATCCGAAAAAACTTTCCAATGAGGACTGCTGTTCGGACGACCAACCGATTGATTTGAGTATAGGTTCAATAGGACCCAAAAAGGTTTTCTGAAATTGTAATTCATAGTCTATGTATTTAGCCAGTTTAAATTCTTCTGGTAGGTACTGAGTGAACCCAATAACATTCTCCTTAAGGCTGTTTGGTTGCTTGAGATAGATGAATTTGATCTTCTCGCCATTCTTTATAGCCTCATACTTCTTATTTAGACTATAATTGTCCAGTAGATGATTGTGCATTAGAGCAGCACGTACATGCATAGGCGTACCTTTTTTGTAGATAGTAGCCGAATCCCTATACTGCGAGACATTGGATACACCACGAGGGAATGCAATCTTCTCAGCAGGGAGTGTGCAGAAGTACTGTTTGAATTGTTTAATAGACTTCTGTACTGTCGCCTCATCGGATACCATAATTACCTTAAAGATTTCTTTTAGAGCATCACGACATGGTTCTGGAGTAGAGGATTTAATAGCCTCGATGCCCATAATTTTGAGTTTGGGTTCTGCATAGCGGACACCCTCATTATCAAACACATTAAGGATATATCGTTTCTTAGCAGTCCAGATACCACGATCTGCAATAACTTCTCGTTTCATGACCATTCGGTTTTCGATTCCACCCATAATCTTGTATAGGTTATCATATGACTCGGCAAGTACTGGTTCTAGTTTCTCTTGCGCTACAGTATCAAGAAAGTCAATAGGGTTGGACGGATTAACGGCCTTAACTAGGTCATCCATATTCACATAGAGAGAATCTGTGTCGATTGCAATAACATAGTCCTTCTTGGTTTTAAGAATAGACTGCATGTATTTGTTAATGGCAACTTCTGCCCACCTGATAGTAAGCTGACCGGAGAGTGTAATTGCTTCGGCAATCCTCTGATCAAAGAATCGAAAGTACTTATTGCCCATAGCACCATATAAACTGTTTAGTAGAATCTTGATTGCCATTTGCCGATTTTCGGCGATGTTAATACGCCTTTCAATGTCATATAGTTTTTGTTTATCATTTTTATCTACCTTTTGCAACTCTTTCTGAGCTTGAATCATTTCTTTCTTAATTTCAACCCGTTCACTATACATACCGTCAACAAGAGTTGGCATGAAACCTTTCTTATCAGTTCTAAACAACTGGCCATTGCCGCCGATAGCTTTGCCGGGGTTCTGGAATTCATAACCATCTAGTAGTTTCTCGATGTCCACATTCATGACTTCGCCATTGGCAATAGTCTCGGTCGACATATTATACTGCATAATCAGAGATGGATACAGAGAGTTAAGGTCGAATGATACTACATTCTCGTGCAGACCAACCATGGGATCTTTTACATAACCACCAGGATAGTCAGACTTGATTTTGTTTTCATAGAAAGGAATGGCAGTCTTATTCGCATATAGATACCTATGGATGATGGATTCCCATATAGAAGTAACGCCGAATGTGTCGCCATAGTTTACACCACCCTGATATGCCATGGTGAGACACAGGGTGATAAGACCCATCTTGTCTTCCATTCTGTCAACCAATTCAACGTCTTTGATATTATAGTCAATGAATTTTTGGTGGTCAAACTTGTATAGGGTGTGCAGCGAGCCGTGTTCAGCATAAGAGAGTTTCTTCTCGCCGAGGACTACACTAGCAATGTGGTCGAGTCGATATGATTCTTGATTACCATAAGAGTATCCAAACTTCTGAAACAGTTCTAGGTAATCGATAGTTGATATACCCTTGAGGTCGTAGGTCGTTTGTTCCCTACCCATCATCTTGACATCATAGCGATCAACCAATCCCCACGGAGAGAATTTCTTAACCATATCTTCGCCAAGAATCCTAAGAGTTCTATTCACCAGATATGGCACGTCAAAGAATCGAATGTTCCAGCCGGTAATAATATCAGGACAATTGACTGGGTGACACCAGTGCAAGATAAATTGAGAGAGTAGTTCTGCCTCGGACGTGCACTTCTTATAGATCACACGGTTGTCTTTCATTAACGATGCTGATACATCATAGTCATTAAGACCCCAGACGTAATACGTGTTATCAATATTGTTCTTCATCGCAATAGAGATTACAGGGTATTCAGCAGCATCTGGTTGTGGGAAACCCTCGTCTGATGCCACCTCAATGTCAAATGATGTTACGTTGATTCGGTTACGATCCCATTCAATAGTTCCCGGGAATTCATCATTGATGAATGCTGGTATGTATCGGTCATTACCGTAGATGTGTCTACCTGCCGTAGACTTATTAGCTGCGATCCACTCTTTAGCATCTCGCATCGAATCCATTTGGATAGGAGCAACTGGTATGCCATCTAGTGATTTCCAGTCAGTGGGTTTGGGGGTGTTTACAAACAGAGTTGGCTTATATTTGATTTTTTCTTGTTTCTTGTGGCCATTTTCATAGCCGCGATAGAGCAATTGATTGCCATAACGAGTTACGTTTGTGTAGAATTTCATAACGAATTTGTCACCTGTTTAATATATGTATATTATATCACATTATGGTGGGAAAGTAAAGTGTTTTGTTTAAAAAGGTTGGGGGAGTTTGACGTCCCCCGCATGATTTTTGTCAGTTTGGACTTAAAAATTTGCAGCTTGCAATATCATAATTAATGGCGCCAATCCTAATACGATTGTAGCTGTTAATAGACATAGTGTGCAATTCTTTAAGGCCTCGGCAACGTCTTCATACTTATTCACAAAATGAATAACATGTTTCATGTTGTTCTCCAGTAGTAATATTTAAATTATCTACCAAGTTTCGCTGCTCACCGGAATTACTCTTGCAAGAATTCCTTCTTCTTTGATGCCCCAGCAGACCCTATTTTGATCTCCCTAGGACGCCTCTCCTCTGGAACTTCAACTCTGGCATTCACCACGAGTATTCCGTTCACTAGATCGGCACCGTCAATAACAACAAATTCAGAGAGTCGGAAGGACTTCTCAAATTTGCGGGACGAGATACCCTTATGTGCATATTCACGTTCATCTTTCTCCGAGTGTTCTGCCTTTACTAACAGAATACCATCTTTGACTTCCACATGGATATCCTCTTCAGAAAATCCAGCAACTGCCAACTCAATAATGAAATTTTCATCATCGACCTTCACGACATTGTGGGGTGGATAGTTGTCTTGACTTCGTCCAGCTGAGTGGATCCGTTCAAGTTCGTTTAGTATGGGCTCAAACCCGATGAATAAAGAACGCGGCACGTTCATAGTATTTCTTACCATTTTAGTTTCTCCTTTAATTAAGCAAGTTAAATGTGACCCCGATAATTCGGCAGTCACATTTATTTATACAACTTTCGTTGTTAGTTTAGACACTTCTTGCAAACTTTATTAAGTCTGCCGGATTTCATAAATTTGTGAAATGATTTCCACGCGTCTTTAATTTTTTTCTCCATTACTGTTACCTATATTATATTTAGGACACAGCTCCCATTGCGATTTCTCTTTAAATGGAATGACCTTTATCTGACGCAATGGGGCAAGACTCTTTACTGTGGCTGGTTTTAGT